AAATTATAACAGAAACGAAGTTTCTTGTCAATAGTAATTCTCACTCTTCAAAAACATTACATTACTTCACTCTTTTCAAAGAAATCTCTTGACAAGATTTCTCTTTTAGTGTATAATATATAGTAAGACAGTCGTATTAGACTTGTATTTTAGAGAGGAAAGAATGGCTTTAGATGATGAGAATAACTCCTACGGATTGGTAGGAGAGGAGAAACGTACAGGATACTTCCACGAAGGGAAGGAAATTATTGCTGGTAGAAAGAAAGGTAGACCACCTTCTTATATCAGAAATCCTAAGTTTTATCCTCAAGAAACTAAAGTTGATGCTGCTACTCTCTATGCAGTATATGGTGATATTAAGCAAGTTTCAGAACTTGCTAATGTACCTGAGTCAGTTATTCGAGGTTGGAAACAAGAACCTTGGTGGATTGAATTACAGAAACAAGTTTACATTGAACAGAACGAAAAACTAGCTGCTCGTATTAGCAGTGTTCTAGATAAGACTATCACTCATCTTGAGGATAGACTGGAGCACGGGGATGAAGTTCTGAATCAACGTACTGGTGAAGTTGTTACTAAAAAAGTAGATGCTTCTGTTCTGGCTAAGATGTTTGAGAACATGGCTCACCAAAGAAGAATTACTCGTGGAGAACCTACCTCTATCTCTGCAAAGATTGGGGTTGATGATAGATTGAGAAATCTGGAACAAGCATTCATTAGATTCTCTCAAGCTAGAACAATTACTGAAGATGAGGTGGAGGAATTGACCAATGCGAAATCAGGTACCTGTCCTTCTGAGGACACAGAATTTGAAGATGTTCGAAGTTCCGAGGACGACGAATAAAGTTGAATCCTTGGCTTTAAAAGTATTTAGAAAATTACGAGAGGCCTCTAAACATGGCAAGTAAACATCCCGGATTTAAGGCAGTACAATCTAAGATTGCTTCTAAACAAGGAGTATCTAAAGAGTCTGCTGGTAAGATTTTAGCAGCAGCTACAAGGAGAGCTTCTCCAGCAGCTAAACGTAAAAATCCTGCTCTAAAGAAAGTAAAAGGTTAATGCCTACACAAAAACAACGTGATTTACCTCTCTCTGAACGTATCCTTTTAGGAGTTGGAGAGTTGATGAAGTCTGACAAAGCTAAAAAATTTGAAGCTAAAGAACGTCAGAGAGTAGAACAAGAAACACGAGAGAACGAAGCATACAAAAGAATTTGGGGGATTGATAAACCCCGTAAGTGAGAATACTAGATGAAGATTACAGCTGACTTGATAGGACTATATGAAACCAATCTATAAAGAATATAGAGATTATCCGAAATTTACTGAAGTCAGAACTTGCTCCAAGTGTGCATTAACTAAACACTATACTGAATTTTACTTATACAGACGTACAAAAACTCATATCCAGATTGACCATCTATGCAAGCCATGTAGAAGAGAAGAATCTAGAGATAATAAATATAAACATCTCTACGGGATTTCTGTACAAGAGTTACATAATAAGTTTAAAGAGACGTCTGGTAAATGTCAGATTTGCGGTACACAATTATCTCTTCCATTGTACGACAAACAAAAACAAAAAGACACAGTACACATAGACCATAATCACGATACTGGAAAATTCAGAGGTCTTCTCTGTCATCATTGCAATATTGGGTTAGGAAGTTTTAGAGATAATTCAGAGTTATTGCAACAAGCTATAGAGTACTTACATGAAAATAACAAGTGACTTGATTCATGGTTTTTGTGCATCTCTCTTAGCTAAACGCTTTGATAATGCTGTGAGAACTCCTCAGTTTCACTTGGATTTGTGGAATTACTTCTGTGACCCACATCCTCTTGTAGCTATTGCTGCTCCTCGTGGTCATGGTAAATCTACTGCTATGACACATGCATGTACACTTGCTAGTGTACTCTTTAGAGATAGACGATTTGTTGTCATTGTCTCTGATACAGAATCTCAAGCTAGTAACTTCTTGAATGATATGAAAGAGGAGTTACGGAATAATGATGACTTGATTGAATTATTCCAAGTTAAGGGATTCAAGAAAGATACAGAAACTGATATTATTGTGGAACTAGCTGATGGGCACACGTTCCGTATTATGGTTCGAGGTGCTGAACAGCGTGTTCGTGGTCTTAAATGGATGCAAATGCGTCCTGATTTGATTATCTGTGATGATTTGGAAGGCGACGAACAAGTTCAAAACAAGGATAGGCGAGAGAAATTTCGTAAATGGTTTAATGGCGCTTTACTTCCTTGTCGGTCTAAGCATGGAATTGTTAGAATTGTGGGCACCGTTCTTCATTTGGACAGTCTTCTCAATCGTCTTCTTCCTGAAGATAGCCATCCGTCTACAGTAAATGAGCCATTAAAGTCTTGGAGTAAAGCTAGAACTCCTTGGAAATCTGTGAGATACCGTGCTCATAATGAAGATTTCTCTAAAATCCTCTGGCCTGAGATGTACACACCTGATTTCTTCCGTTCCAAGAAGGAAGACCTTACAAATCAAGGTTTGGCTGATGTATATGCTCAAGAATACTTGAATTATCCTATTGATGAGTCCAGTGCTTTCTTCAAACGGGATGATTTCTTTGAAATCCCTGAATATACTCTGAGAAATATTGAAGAGGGTAAGCAAAGAGTCAACTATTATGCTGCTACTGACTTTGCTATCAGTACTCAAGAACGTTCAGACTTTACTGTAATTGCTATTGCGGCAGTAGATGACAAAGGAATTTTAAATCTAGTTGATATTAGAAGAGGTAGATGGGATTCTCTTCAGATTCTAGATGAAATGTTTGCAGTTCATAAGAAATACGACCCAGAACTGTTCGTTGTAGAACGAGGAGCTATTGAAAAGGCTCTTGGCCCTATGATTAGAGCAGAAATGGTCTCTCGTGGAATGTACATGAGACTGCATCCTATGACTCCTACCAAGGATAAGACAGCTCGTGCTAGAAGTATTCAAGCAAGATTGAGAGCTGGTGGTATTAAATTCAATAAAGGGGCCTATTGGTACTCTGAGTTTGAAGATGAAATGGCTAGATTTCCTCGTGCTAGACACGATGACCAAGTTGATGCTGTTTCTTGGTTAGGTTTAGTCATTGACGAAATGCATAATGCTCTTTCTCCTGAAGAAATTGAAGAAGAAGAGTACTATTATGAAATGGGACAAGAGCCTGCTGGCAGGTCTTCTATAACAGGATATTGAGATACTAATGGAATTCGAAACTAAATTTAAACTCGCTGACATTCTTGCTTCGGATAACCTTGCAGAAGACCTATCTGATAGAGACTTAGGAACTCTTGGCATGGAAGTAGTTAGAAACTACGAGATGGATAAGACTAGTCGTGTAGAATGGGAACGAAGAGTTAAAGATGCTCTTGACCTAGCCCTGCAGGTTGTTCAGAAGAAGTCTTTTCCTTGGCCTGATGCTTCTAATATTAAGTTTCCTTTGATTACAATCGCTGCTTTGCAGTATCATGCTAGGGCTTATCCAGCATTGATTCCGGGCAGCGATATTGTTAAATGTAAGGTTGTTGGAATTGATTCTGAAGGCAAAGAAGAACATCGTGCTATCAGAATTGAGAAGCATATGTCTCACCAGATTCTCGAAGAAGATGAGAACTGGGAAGACCAAATGGATAAAGTTTTAATCACTCAGCCTATTGTAGGTTGTGCTTTTAAGAAATCTTATTACGACCCTACACTAAAATGTAATGTCAGTGAGAATATTCTTGCAAGTGATTTAGTTGTTGACTACTATACAAAATCATTCGAAACTGCAAGCAGAATCAGTCATATTCTGTATTTGACAAAGAATGATGTGTATGAAAGAGTAGCTCGTGGTATCTTCCGTGATGTGCCGATATTTGAACCTAACGTCGTTCAACAGGATACCTTAACACTAGCTAGAAATAAAGAACAAGGTTCTGAACCCGGACAACATGATGATTCTCGTCCCGGAATGTTCATTGAACAGCACTTATTTTTGGACTTAGACTGTGATGGATATGAAGAACCATATATTGCGGTAGTTCATAAAGAAAGTAAAACAGTAGTTCGTTTGGTAGCAAGATTCTTCCCTTCTAGTGTTGAGTTTTCTACAAAAGAAAAAGACAAGATTGTTTCTATTAAAGGTGAACAATACTTTACCAAGTATCCTTTTATCCCTTCTCCTGATGGTGGTTTCTATGACTTAGGATTTGGTGCCTTACTAGGACCTCTGAATGAAAGTATTAATACTCTAATTAACCAGTTGGTTGATGCAGGTACCATGTCTAATACTGCCGGTGGTTTCTTGAGCCGTGGTATTAAAGTACGTGGTGGTGCAATGTCTTTTGCACCTAATGAGTGGAAACCTGTAGATTCTACTGGTGATGACCTACGTAAAGGTATCCTGCCTTTACCCGTCAGGGAACCAAGTAGTGTTCTATTTACACTTCTGTCGTTACTCATCAATTATGGTGAACGTATTGGAGGTGCAGTAGATATTATGGTTGGAGAAAACCCGGGCCAAAACACTCCTGCTGAGACTAGCAGAACTATGGCCGAGCAAGGTATGAAGATTTTCAGTGGAATCTTTAAACGCACCCACCGTAGTTTAAAAGCTGAGTTTAGAAAGCTGTATCGTCTGAATCAGTTGTATTTCGATAAGGCCGTTAAGTTTGGTGATTTCGAGATTACTCCTGCAGACTATATTGGAGAGGTTAGAAACATTGTTCCAGCCTCCGATGCTCATATGGTGTCTGATAACCAAAGAATTAATCAAGCAGCCATGCTGACTAGTTTATCTCAGGCTCATGGAGGATACGACCAGTACCAAGTTCAGAAACGAGTTCTGGAAGCTTGGAGAGTTCCTGATATTGAGCAAGTGTTACCCGACCCGAAAGGACCTAACGCTATCCAACAAGCACCTCATTACAAGGTACAGGAAGCTCAGGTTAAGGTTGAAGGTAAGATGAAGGAAATCGAAGCTAAGATGCAGATGCACATTATGAAGCTTCAGCAAGAAGCTGAAGTTAACAGAGCTAAGATTGAACTCATGGAATCTCAAGCATTGGCAGCATTGGAACAAGCTGATAGTATACAAGCTACTCAGCAAATTCAATTGTTGCAGACTCAGATTAGTGCAGCAAAGACACATCAAGATGGTATTCTTGAGTCTCTCAGATTGATGCATGATATGAAACAAGCATATCAAGTAAACTCTCTAGAGGCCACACCGAAGGAGTAAAAGTTGTCACTCATCACAGAAGATGAATTTTTGAGATGGAAAGAGCTGGAGGAAACCAAATATTTCTTTGGTAAACTGAAGGCTCTTAGGGAGCAAATTAAGGAGGACTTAGTGCATCAATTGTATGATAATCCTGAGTTTGCTTGTGGTAAGGCTGGTCTTGCAGAAGACCTGATAGAAATGAAGTATAAAGAGTTCATGGAGAGAAACGATTGATTAATGAAAGTGGCATTCACCCGCTAGGACATAGGGTACTGGTTCTTCCTGAGATTGTTGAGGAGAAGTCAGAAGGAGGTATCATTCTTCATACAGGGCAAAACCTGATGAGGGAAGAGATGGCTCAAATCAAAGCCTTAGTGGTAGAAGTTGGCACAACAGCTTACAATGACCAAGATTCTGTTTGGTGTAAAGCTGGAGATAGAGTAGTTATAGGAAAGTATTCCGGTCTTTTATATAAAGGTAAAGATGAAAAATCTTACCGTATTATCAATGACCTAGACGTAGTAGCAATGATTGAAGAAGGAGTGAAATAATGTCTGAACAAGAACAAGGTACACAAAACGATATTCCTGAAATTGAACTCGAAGCCCGTGCTCAAGGGTGGGTTCCTAAAGAAGAATTCCGTGGTAAAGAATCTGACTGGATTGATGCAGAAGTATTCGTACAACGTGGTAAGGAAATTAATCCTATTCTGCGTAAGAATAACGAGCGTATTCAGAAAGAACTAGATGCTGCTAAAAAGCAGATGGAGGAACTCCGAGCCGCCACTGAAGAGTTCAAACAGTTTCAGAAAGAAGCTTTTGACCGTAAAGTTGAGAAGTATAAACAAGAACTCTCCGATTTACGGGAATTGAAAAAGAAAGCTGTATCTGATGGAGATGGTGACCTTGTAGTTGAGATTGATGACAGGATTGATGCTGTCAAAGAGTCTCAAGCTAAAGCCAAAGCAGACGCTGAGAAAACAGCAGAAACCAAGAAGAATAAATCTTCAGATGTGACAGCTCCTGAAGTTGCCGCATGGGTTGAAAAGAACACTTGGTATAAGTCTGATACTCGCATGCAAGCAGTTACTAATGCTATTGCTCAAACTATCCGTGATACAAAACCGTATCTCAATGGAGCAGAGTTTTTAGCTGAACTGGATAAAGAACTGGAAGATACGTTTACTCCTGAGAAACTTGGTAGACAAACTCAGAAACTACGCAATCCAGTTGAAGGAAGCAAACCTTCTGGTGGTAGTAAAAGTTCTACTTCTAAAGGATATGATAGTCTTCCTCCAGAGGCAAAATCAGCTTGTGACAAATTTGTTAAGCAGGGTATTCTCACTCGTGAACAATACATTGCAGATTATTACGCATAAATTTAATTAAGATAGGAAATATAGAAAATGGCAAAAGCACTTACACCAGAAGAAAAAGCAGCTAAGATTGAGGCTAAACGAGCAGAAGAGTCAAGTACTGTTACTCGCTCTAGACCAACAGATGGTCGTGCTAGACGTAATGTGTTCAATGGCACATCTCAGAAACTAGCTGTACATGGTGACATTCCCGGCTACCATATGCACATTTTTAATGATGTTCCGGGACGAATCGAAGAAGCTCTGTCTGCAGGTTATGAGTTTGTTAGTCCCTCAGAGATAGGTGGTGTTGCGTCCGGTGTTGTTTCTCGAAATTCTGCTCTTGATGATAAAGTTCGCTTCCTTGTTGGAAGTAACGGTGCAGGTGACGGTCTTTACGGTTATCTGATGAAAATCAAAAATGAGTGGTTTGAAGAGGACCAAGCTGCGATTCAATCTAGAAATGATGTAGTTGACTCTGCTATTCGAGCAGGTCAAAATGTAAAAGCTGGTACTTCCACAGAGGGGTTCTATACTCCTAAAGGTGGTATCAAACTATCTAACTAATTGTTAATTGGAGATTTAATTAATGGCAAACGTGTCTAAACCGAGTGGACTGAAGCCTGTTGGAAACCTTTCTGGTGCTTCTTGGAACGGTCAAGCTCGACTTTATCATGTGCCCGCAACTAATGCTACTGCATTGTATGTGGGTGACCCTGTAACACGCCTGACAGCTTCTGCTGACGCTAATGGTGTTCCTGATGTTGCAATCGGAGTAGCCGGTGCAGCTATTTGTGGAGTTATTGTTGGTGTTCTTCCGACCTTCCCGGGTGTGTCTTTGCAAGGCACAACTATCGACCTGACTCGTCGTAGTCTCCCTGTCTCTACCGCAGGTTATGTTCTGGTCGCTGATGACCCGAATACCCTGTTTGAGATTGAGGAAGGCACTACTGCAGGTGCCGCTGGTACAGCTCTGACTGCTGCTGCTATCGGTAACAATGCTAACTTCATCGTTCTGGCTGGAGCTGCTACATATGCTGATTCTGGTACTTTGCTGGATAATGCTACTGAAGCTACTACTGCTACTCTGAACCTGAAGATTATGGGTCTGGCTCAAAGAGAAGACAATGCATTTGGTGCTCGCGCTAAATGGATTGTAAAAATCAATAACCATCAATATGCTGCTGGTACTGGTACCGCTGGCGTATAATCAGGAGAATAATTAATGTCTGGTATCATTACTACTGCATCGCATCCTAAAGCCCTTTGGCCCGGTATTAAAGCTTGGTGGGGACAGATATATGATGAGCATCAAACAGAGTATACCGACCTGTTTGATACTGACAGCTCTGACCGTAACTACGAAGAAGACGTACAACTGACAGGCTTCGGTCTTGCACCACGTAAGCCTGAAGGTGCTGGTACTTCCTACGATTCTGAAATTCAAGGCTTCACTACTCGCTACACTCACGTTGCATATGCACTGGGTTATGTAGTGACTAAGGAAGAGTTGGATGACAATCTGTATGAACAAGTATCTAAACGTCGTTCTGCTTCGTTGGCTCAGTCGTTCCGTCAGACTAAAGAAAACGTAGCTGCTAACGTATATAACCGTGCGTTTAATGCTACTTATGTAGGTGGTGACGGTGTATCGCTGTGTTCCACAGCTCACCCGAATACGACTGGTGGTACTTTTGCAAACACTCCTACTGTTGGTGTGGACTTGTCCGAAACAGCGTTGGAAGATGCAATCGTTGCTCTGATGGGTTACACAAATGACCGTGGTCTGCTCATCAATGTGATGCCTCGTAGTCTGCATGTGGCTCGTCAGAACTGGTTCAATGCGAACCGTATTCTGCAGTCTGTGTACACTCCGGGTACTGCAAACAACGACATCAACGTGCTGAAAGCAACTAATGCGTTGCCTGAAGGCATTAAGATGAACCACTACTTCACTGCTCCTAATGCTTGGTTCCTGCGTACCAACATCCAGAACGGTATGAAGTACTACGAGCGTGTTGGTATCCAATTCGACCAAGACAATGACTTCGACACCATGAATGCGAAAGCAAAGGGTTACGAACGTTATTCCTTCGGTTGGACTGACCCAAGAGCCATTTATGGTGTGAACGGCCCGTAACTACCAATGAATCTTTAAAGTAGTCTACACCCTGAATTTGAAGTAAGGAGATGAAAATGATTTCTACTAATGTAGCAGATTTAGCTTGGCTTGCAGGTATCATAGATGGAGAGGGTTCTATCTTTGTGATGAAACAAAAACGGAATGACAGAGACAGAGATATTAATTTTATCCTACGAGTTTCTGTTGATAGTACAGACCCTTATATGACGCCTGCATGTCAAGAAATTGCTGGTGGTCCTTGTGTAACACAGAAAAGAGACAAACGTCCAGAATGTAGTGATGGCTTAAAATGGCAAGTTAACGGTAAATACGCTATCAAAGTATTAGAAGCTATTCTTCCATACTTGAGAGTGAAAAAACACCAAGCTCTGCTAGCCATAGAATTTCAAAAAACTACTAAAAAACACTGGAAACGTATGACTCAATCCGACTATGAACAACAAGAGATTATCTACAATAAACTAAAAGAAGCTAAGAGAGATTTAAAGATTGGTAAACTAAAGGATAAGATATGAGTTCCGCACCTATTGAAAAAATGAAGGGTAAACGTCCCGGTGCCCCTGCTGGCAAAGGTAAGACTAAACCTAAAAAGAAAGGTAAATGCTAATGGCTGCCCCTACAACTACTAACTTTACAGGTATTGGCATCAAAGCTACTGCATCCAACCCTAATGTTGGTACAGCTACTTTGGTTGCTGGTTCTGCTACAGTTGCAAAGACTGACATTACTGCTGCCGACTTCGTTCTGGTGAGTGTCACCACTGCTGGTGGTACTCAAGGTAATTACAGTGTTGCTATCACCGCTGGTACTGGCTTTGTCATTACTAGCGACAGTGCTCTGGACACTAGCACGATTACCTACATGGTAGTCAAGGTAGTTTAATATCCGAGGGGGTTTATTCCCCCTCCCCTATTTATAGGAATCTAGAATGGCAAATGTAACAAGTATTCAAATTCTACAAGATGGTCCTCGTAATGTCACAGTAAAGCTGACTGGTATTCTAGATACCTCTGATATAACAGCTACTGCTCTCATTACTCCAGCATCTTTAACTGCTATTGGTGAACGAGAAGGATTAGCTACTAAACTTATCATTGATAAGATTTCGTATAACGTTGAGTCTCCTCTTGCAGTTAATCTGTATTGGACTGCTACTACACCTATTCTGATTGCTTCTCTTGTTAACTCTGGAGATGATTTAGAGTTCAAGACTTTTGGTGGTGTATATAATCCTACCCCTGCTGCTGCAGGAGTTACTGGAGCAATTGAATATACTACATCTGGTTGGACAGGTGTAACTTCGTTTAATGTAATTTTAGAATGTCGTAAGAGCGTTTAATGTCTAGTCCTACCAGATATGTCAAAGGTGATTGGAAAGCCGTATGCGATGTATGCGGCTTCCGTTTTGATGCTTCTAAACTGAAGACTAGATGGGACGGTTTAAAGACATGTAGTAATTGTTTTGAGGAACGTCATCCTCAAGACTTTGTTAGAGCTAAAGTTGATATACAAGCAGTCCCGTGGACTCGTCCAGAATCAGAAGATTCTTTTGTAACTCCAACAACTGGAGGATTACTATTTTTTGATTCCTGTGACACTGCAACTATATTAAGTTCTTATCCTACAGTAGATTTAGGAACTACTGAAATTGCAGGACCGGCAGAAACTGCTTACACAATACCTGCAACTGAAGTTACAAGAAATAGAATAGGTATTACTCCATGTGGGCAAGTTCTATTGGAAACTAGAACTAAAACTTATTCTTCTAGGAATGCTCTGAATCAATGGAAAGCCTTCCTTTCAGGAGGAAGTGGTAATGAAGAGGTTCGTGGAAGCGACGTTGTTGGTTACGCCAACAGTGCTTGGTCTGCTGTTAATTACCCACCAGAAAACTACTTAGTTGGATACGGCTCGACTGAAGCCGCTGCTAGAACTGCTGCTAGGGATAAATTAGGTGGTATTGGAACATATTCTATTACAAGTGGTGGGTTTTTATTTGAGAGTGTAGTTGAGTCAATATCAGACCCTACTACGTCATCGAGAACATACACAGGCTCTAGGTATCGTGATTCCGTGCTTATTTCTGGACCGGGGGCTTTACTTTATACTGCAAATTCGTATAATACTTCCATACAATTAACATTATATTATTTAGATGTACATGAAGTGTGGACTTATGAATTTATTTGAAGGATTTTAAATGGCAAACGTAACTCTTCGTAATACACCTACAGATACTTTATCTACTGGTGCATCTGTAAAAGGCTCTGCTCTAACTACGCTGGAGATGGATGACAATTTAAACAAAATTAACCAGCAATCTAATGATGTGGTTGCTGGTAATACTGCAATTGCTCTTAATACTGCCTCCACTGCAGTTACACAAGCTCCAGCAGACAATTCTACTAAAGTAGCTACAACTGCTTATGCAGACGCTGCTGCTGCTGCTGCCTCTTTTGTACCTTTAGACGTAGGAGTGTATGGCGTTGGAGTCATTATGATGGCTTTTGCTAATGTGGATACTACTTCTGGTAGCACAGTTGCTGGAACTAATTTAAGCATTATTGAAATAAAAAATGGTGCTCCTGCTCCTTCTGCTACAGTTCAAGTAACTAGAGCTTTGACTTCTATTGGAGTAGGGACATGGAGAAATATATCTGGTCACACTGCTGTCGCTGGTACTGTTAGTATTGATGGTGTAGCAGCACTGTTCCAAAGAATTGCTTAAAGGATAATTATGGCTACTTCCGGTACAGCTTCGTTTACTTTATCTCGTGATGAGATTATTCAATATGCTTTAAGAAAAACAGGTGTGTTAGCTCTTGGAGTAACTCCCGGTGCCACGGAAGTAACTAATGCTGCAATGGCTCTTGATATGATGATTAAGAGTTGGATTACAAAAGGGATTAAGTTATGGACACTTCAAGAACTTACTCTTCCTCTTGTAGCAAACCAATCTAATTATGTCATTGGTCCTTCTGGAACTACCCCTACTCCTGATTTAGTAGAGGTTAAGCCAATGAAGCTGATGCAAGCATGGTTACGAAATGTAACTGTTACTCCTCAAAATGATATTCCTTTGCAGATTTTGGCACAGGAACAATATAATAAGTTTGGTTCTAAGTTTAGTACTGGCACATCTAATGCTGTCTATATGCAAGTAGGTAGAGACAACAGTACTATAAAAACTTATTTGACTCCTAGTACTACTGCAGCAGGTTTGTATCAAATGCATCTGTTAGTCCAGCGTCCTTTACAAGATGCTGGTGTAGCTGCAACCAATTTAGATTTTCCTTCTGAATGGCTGTATGCTTTAGGTTGGAATCTTGCTGCTGAACTTGCTACTGATTATGGTGTTGAGTCGGAAAGACTTCAATACATCGAAGCAAAAGCTGCTAAATTCTTACAAGAAGTAGAGGACTTTGATACTGAGTATAACTCTGTGTACTTCTCTCCTTCGTTTAATCGTCCTAGTGTGTAAATATGAAAACTGTTCGCTTTCCATTAGCCTTTTCTGTAGAGTCCCGTACCGCTAGTCCTGATAAGGATGCTAGGATTACTAATGGATATGTAGAAACAGAAGGTTCTAAGAAGTGGGTATATAGAAGACCGGGGACAGCATCTATGTCTGTCTCCCCGTCTATTCCTTCTTTTATTAGCCAAGGTATGTATCCTTTTCAAGGAGCTTTATATAGTGTTGTTAATGGAACTCTGTATAAAGTTACACAAGCTGGAGTGTCTTCTGTTATAGGAACAGTGGGTGGAGGAATTCATTATTTCTCTCAAACTTCTCAGGCTCCTTATTTATTTTTACACAATACACATCAGGCTTGGACTTATAATTTAACAACTGGTGTTTTTGCTGAAGTTACTAACAGTGGCTTTCCTACAAACCAAGGAATGACCTTAGTTCCCGGTGCAGTATATTTGGATGACTATACATTTGTAATGACTACAAATGGAAGAATTTATGTATCTGACATTGAAGACCCTACTAAATGGGATGAATTAGGAACAAACCCTACTGGTGCGTATATCTCTAAGACCTCTGAGCCTGATAATGGCGTAGCTGTAGTCAAGCATCTTAACTATATCATTTCTTTTGGTCAATGGTCCAGTGAGTTCTTTTACAACTCTGGAGCTACTTCTGGTTCTCCTCTTCTTCGTAATGATACTGCTAAATGTGAAATTGGTTGTGTGAATGGGGACAGTGTAGTTCAATTCTCTCAAGTTGTTGCCTTCTTAGGACAAGCTAGAGAAACAGGAAAAGGTGTATTCATTTTCCAAGGAGTCACACCTACAAAGGTGTCTACTCCTGCTGTAGATAGATATTTGAATGCTTCTAATGGAGCTTCTGTTCATGCAAGCGTAGTCACTATTGCTGGACATACGTTTTATTTGTTGACCTTAGTTGACATTTCTGTTACTTTAGTGTATGATATTAGTGAGAAACTTTGGTATTTATGGAGTTCTAATACTTCTGGATTAGACCCTAGATTCTATGTAGACCCTACTTATTTCACTCCTACACTAGCTATTGGAGATGCAAATAACTATATTGCTACAACTACTAGTACAATAACTCCTTTTGAGTTTGTCAATCACTCAGCATTGAATGGAACATCTTACTTCCAGCATAAATTAACTGGAGCTATTGTTACACTTGATACTGGTATTTACCAAGACATAACTCAAGACATGGAACTAAATATACGTACTCAGATTGTTGATGGTAATACTAACCATTATAAATTCTGGTTCATGTTAGAGATTATTGGTGATAGAGATGTAGCAACAGTAGATGTAAGTTGGTCTGATGATGACTATACTACATGGGAAACTCCTAGAAGTGTTTCTTTAAATCAGGCTAGACCTGTATTGTGGCAGTTAGGGGCATCTAGACGTAGAGCATTTGAATTCTCTTCTGTCAGTAATTCTAAAATTCGTATTCAAGATATTGAAACTTCCATTCGTGAAGGTAATGTATAACATGGAGAAGTATAATGGCACTTAATTTATCTGGAGCCGCCGCAGGTGCATCTACTGGTGCTCAGTTTGGGGGTATGTTTGGACCAACAGGAGCAACAGTTGGAGGAATTCTGGGAGGAGTCACAGGACTATTTGGTTTTGGAGGCTCTGATGCTTCTCAGGCTCAGACAATAGTAGACCCGTATGCTCCTTATAGAGCTGAAGCTGCTGCACAGTTGCATGCACTAGTTAATGACCCTTCCTCTGTAACTACTCTTCCCGGGTTTGAATTTATGCAGAGTAGAGGACAACAAGGTGTTGAGAGAGCTATGTCTGCTCGTGGCTTGAGTATGTCAACAAACGAACTAGATGCTCTAAAACAGAAAGACCAAGAACTTGCTTATCAGATGTACACAGACCAGTTCAATAAGTTGTCTAAACTTGCTGGTACTGAATTCAGTCCGGGAACTGGAGGTTCTGCTTATCTCACTCAAGAGACAGCCAACCAACAAGCTAATATGCAAGGTTTAGGTGGATTGGACACAATCTTTAAACAATTAACTAATGCCTCCACAGGAGTAACTCCTACAAATAATGTTGCCACAACTCCTGATTCGTGGGATGTGAACAAGACATTACAAACTGCTGCAACTGCAAGTATGTGATAGGAAAAATATGCCAGCAACTCTAAATGATTTCGCAACTGGAGCTAAGTCTATTGTAGCTCCTGAAGTTGCTCTTACCTCTCTTGCTAATGATAAAGCTATTGTTAGACAACGAGAACAAGAGAATGAGATTCGTCAGTTCGAGGTTGACCAAACTCGTAAACTATCAGATGTAGTGAATGCCTCTGAGAATGCTCCTGAATCTCCAAAAGGTATTGAACAATTCGCTTCTCCTAAAGAGGATTACTTTGGAGATTATAAGCAAGTTGTGGAGGCTAATAAATCTGTACAAACTGGTCAAGAGGAACTCAAAAAGATTCAATCCCAGATGGATGCTGCTCGTGGCACTTCCTTCTTTGACCAGTATAAAAAGACATACGATGTGAAGAAAGCTCAAGTTGATGAGTCTAAAAAAGTTCAACAACAACTTGCAGAGAAGCATATTAACGGTATGCTTGCTACTGGTCTTAGTGTAGACCCGCAAACAGGAGAGGGCTATGATGTAGCTCGTAGTCTTTTTATTGAGCATGATTTAGCTGCAGCAAGAGCTTCTGGAGTTACTGACCCTACTCAATTAGCTCGTCGAAGAAAAGACATGGAATCCAGACTTCCTGCTAGTTGGTCTGACACCAATGCTAAATATGCTCTTAGTACTGTTATGAAAGAATTACAGGATTCTTCCAAAATTCTTGAGACACAGAGATTAGAGGATGCTCGAAGACTTAATGCGGAACGTTTAGCTAATGAACAAGAACGTATTAAGAATGCTGAGAAGAAGGCGGATAGAGCTGCTGGTAAAGCAGACGGAATGGAAAATCTGAAACTTGCTGATATGTATGACGGACAAATTCGTCGTGCAGAGAACCAGCAAAGTAAGCTGAGAAGAGATATTCTCTCTGCTCAACAAAAATTACAACTGGAACCTGAAGGTACTGGTCGTCAACGTCTGGAAGACTTGATTCAAGAGAGTGAAACTCAAATTAGCACTCTTCAAGATGAAATTGATGAGACAGTTCCAAAGATGAAACTAGCTCGTGATGTAGCTGCTGCGTCTAGTCCTGAACTTAAAGCAAGATTAGAAGCTCAAGAAAAAGCTACTGTAAAAGAGAAAGCACGTAAGAAAGAATTAAGAACACGTATCAATAGAATTGATTTTTCTGGATATTCTGTTGGTCCTAATGCCGCTGCTGGTATTACAGATGTGAAAGACTTAGTTCTGAGTGCTGCTGATTTATCTGGTGAAGATATTGGTTCCAATGTTACAGCATTGATTGCTGAACTTCGTTCTGAAGGACTTATTAAATAATGGGTAAATACTCCGCTTTAAAAAGAAGTGCATCTTCTCAAACTAGTTCCACCAAGTATGGTGAACTGGAAACAGGAGCAATGCATTTTGCAGCAGAGACTCCTGTGATGGCAGGAGCTGCTGTTGGTGCTGAATATGGAGCTGGTCTAGGTACTGCTGTAGCTCCCGGTGTTGGAACAGTAGTTGGCGGAGTAGTAGGTGGGTTAGTGGGAGCTGGTGTTGGTATGCTAGGTAAGTACGCAGCATTATCTAAAATGCCAGAAACTAAAGCTGCCTTAGAAGAGGCTGAACGTCAAAATCCAACTTCTGCTTTCACTGGTCAAATTGTGTCACAAGGGGTTGGATTTGGTGTTGGTGCCGTAGGTAGAACTGGGGCAGAGAAACTTGCCTCTATGACTCTTGGTGGAGCTATCGGAGGCGGTGTTGAAGCAGGCTCTGAAATTATTGAAGGTAAAGACCTAGACCCTACTAGAATTGCTATTGCAACTGCTGGAGGCACTGTGTTTAGTGGTGCTGCTAGAGACATTTGGAAAAAGACTGCAGAAGGTGTCACTCATCCTAAGCAAGTTGCTAGGAACATCCGTCAAGGATTTACTCCAGTAACTTCTAAAGAAACTAAACCAGTTGACCCTGAGTTTGAGAAGTCGCGTATCCGTGAGGATGAGTCGATTAGTCAAGTTGTACAGCGTAAGTACGATGCTGAACGTCAATTAAAAAAGGATGTTGCTTCTGATGTTGACCAATCTGTAACCGCTGAGACTAAAGTAGAAGAGCCTATTAAACCTCTTGCAAAAGGGCAATTAGCTGGTACAGATAAGAACAATAACATTCGTCTGAATGATGATGCTATTGAAAAAGACTTTTCAGAAGACTTTAAGTACATTTTTGATGCCTCTACTCCTGCTGGAATACAGAAGGCAGCAGTATTTAAGGCTTTGAACATTAACAAAGAAACTTTTAAGTCTCTTGTCAGAGATACTGACGACTACAAGTCATTACTTCATCTACATGAACAGAGTCATGTTCGTAATGGAGACCATGCTAATTATCCACGAGATGCTAACGGTGAGTTGGACTTAATGAGTCCAGAAGCTATTGCTATTGAGACTCGTGCCACTAAAGAAGCATTTGATGAGTTGTATAAGTTGAAAGTAGCTACTGGAAAGTTAAGAACTGAAACTGCAGAAGAAGAAGCTTTAGATATTCTTCAAGGTGTTAATAATAACTTGAAAGCAGATGCTAGACAAACTCGTATCTGGGTAGATTTCATTAACTCTAATATTCCTAATGAGAAGTTAAGAACTCTTGTCACTAGAGCTATTGAAGGTGAGAAAGATTATGACAGACTCTTAACCGTAGCCGAACGTAACAAACTTCTGTATGGAGATGGAAAAACTTCTAGAGGATTGAATGGTGCTCTGGAAGGTATGAGAAAGAATCTGGATAAACCCGGGTTTGTTCCTCCTAGAGGAGAGTCTGTTGAGGCTTATAAAGCTAAGGCAGATAGACTTGAAATGGTCATCAAGCAACGAGAAACTATACCTGCAGAAGAAGAAGCACATGCTCTATCTTTTCTGAAGGAAATTCAGAAAAGATTTGCAGACATTGGTAAGAACGCTCAATCGGCTGGGGTGATTGACGGACTGAGAGATAACTATGTAGCTCACGTTCTTGACTTTAGTAAGTCCACATTGGACAAAAAAGGTCAACAAGCTCTCATGGATAAAATTTTTAATACTCCAAAAGAGAGTAAGCTTGTAAGAGATTTCGCACAACACCGTACTTACGAATTCCTTAGAGATTTAGAAGAGTTAGTTCAAGGGACAGGTGTTGTTGTTCATACAGATATTGCTAAGATTGCAGAAGCATATGAGAAATCTATGCAAGCTGCTATCATTCATAAAAATATGATTAGCAAATTATCTCATATGAAAGGTCCTGACGGTAAAGCTTGGTTAGTTCCTTATTCTCGTGAAGCTATTAGAGATGGATATAGAGAATTTGTTGGTAAAGGTTCTCGTCCAATTGAAGGCTTAGTTGTGCATCCTGACCTTGTAGACGCTATGGGATTTCTGTTTAGACAGAATGACCCTAGTATGATTGTAAGAGGTCTAAGTGGTGTTACCCACTTAACTAAGGTAATCAACACTGTTGCATCTTTATTCCATGCTAAATCTTTGATTGAAGCTGGTGGCTTAACTTCTCCTAAACTTCTGTTAAAAGAAATTATGGCAGAAGGTAAGTATGCAGTAACTGGAGGAAAGTCTGTAGGTTCGGGTGCTCGTCAAGCTATGAATGCTTTACGTTATGGTACTGGAGATGACCAGATGGCTGACCAATGGATGAGGGAAGGTCTTCAGATTGAAGTGGAAGATGTTCAAAGGTCTATTGTTGCTGATACTGGTAAGTTTATTGACGACCAAGTAAGTAGATTAGGAAAAGATTTAAAATTAGTTCAACATATCACTGACCCTTTAGATGAGAAAGTACTGCAGAAATTAAATGCTTTCACATGGGATTATATGCATGCTGGACAGAAGTTAAATATTGCTAATCACTTATACGCAAATATCAAAGCTAAGAATCCTCAATTCAATGAGGAGGAATTAGCTCAAGCACGTAAAGAGGTTATTAATTATGTGAATCAGACTTTAGGTGGGTTAGATTGGCTTGGTGTAGCCAGACAAGTTCAGAACAAGTATGCCAAAGCTTTTGCTATGAAAGCAGCAGGTATTAATGGAAGAGAGTGGGCACAGATTATTTTGTTTGCCCCTGACTGGACTGTATCTACATTAAGAGCTTTTACTACTGCCCTTCCTAAAGAAATTCGCAAACCTCAAAACTGGGAACTGAGAAAAGGTGTTAAAGGATTAGCTAATCCAACTACTACTGGTGACTTTGCTAGACGTTATGTTATCTCAACTGCTATTGCATGGATGACTATTCTCAATGGCTTTAATTATGCGTTTGCTAACAAACCTATCTGGGAAAATAATGACCCTACTCGTATTGACATGGGTGATGGAACTACTGTCCAAGGAGCTAAACATTCTATGGAGGCAGTTCACTGGTTGTCTAATCCAGATAAGACATTAGGTAATAAATTAGGTTTCTTTCCTAAAGCATTATTTGTGTCTACAACTGGTGTAGCTTATCCTAGTCCTACTGCTCCTAAGTTAGAGGATACTTCTGTTGTGGGTAGAGCAAAAGCTGTAGCTATGCTTGCTGCTCCTTTCCAAGTGTCTAGTGCTATGCAAGCACCAGAAGGAGAAAAACTCAAGAGAGCTACTATGAGTACTCTTGGCGTACCTATTTATGGAAAAAGAAAAGACCAATATCTGAATCTTGAAGAATTACGTCAACGTAAATTAGAACGTAGACTGAAACGTCAAGAAAAGATAAAAGAAAAAATTGAACAACTAAGGAAATAAAAATGTCTAAAAAAGATGTGGAAGTATTTATTAGTGTCGTGTTTGCAAGTAGAGATTTTGCACATAAGTCTCATTTAGGAACACATAGTTATGCCCAACATATAGCTTTAGGTTCTTTTTATGATGACATTGTTGGTTTAGGTGACTCCCTTGTTGAAGCATGGCAGGGGAGGCATTTTGAATTGCTTGGAGAGATTCCTGATTTCAAAACCTCTAATAAAGATGACCCTGTAAAAGTTCTGAAACAACATCTACAACTTTTAGAAGAGTCTAGAGATGATGTTGCAGGACATGACACAGCACTTCAAAACATTATTGATGAAATTGTTTCTCTTTATCTTTCTACTCTATATAAATTACACTTTTTGAAATAGTATGTCGTTAAACTTACCACCAATTCCTACAGACCCTATCCAAGAGTCTCCTATTTGGAGAAATTGGTTCTCTAGAGTACAACAATTATTTACTTCTAAAGTAAGTGGGTCTATTCCAGTCAGCCATAACGCCTTGTCTGACATTCAAGGGGGGACATCTGATGAGAGGAATCATTTATCTAATGCTCAGGTAACTAAACTTACTAATATTGAAGATGGAGCAGAAGTAAATAATATTTCAGACACCGATGCTATTGATTTGACAGATGGTGGAGAAACTGTACTTCATTTACATGACTATGAGCATGTGACATGGCCCTCTTCTCTGATAGTTGGAGGCGCTACTCACGTTACAGAACTTCAAGGAGCAATCAATCATATGTGGTCTGCTGGTATGGTTGATGGTGGGGCATTGACAGACAACGGTGATGGCACAGTTACGATTGCTGAAGGAACTGCGGTTATTCATGCAACATCTAACCCGCATACCGACCTTTATGAAGTAATCGTTCCTGCAAGCACACCTACGCTAACAGATGGTTCAGCGAACTATATCTATGTTGATTACAACTCTGGTACTCCACAGTACGCTGTTAGCACTGACATAACATCCTTTAACTGTATTGACAAGTGCATAATCTATTTGGCTCACAGAAGTGGAACCGTAGTCCATTGGATAGATGCCAGAGAGCAGAATGTAGATAGCAACAGAAAAATCCGCAGATTGTTTTTGGGTTTCTCAAAGTTCATCCATGATGAAAATGGCACTGCTATAGGTGCTAATGGTCTGGCTATTACAGTTACCGCAGGTAAGTTCAATTTCATGGTTCAAGAACTTCCGCATGACGCATTCGATACGTCTGTTGCAGGAACAGCTAATGTAAACGTATTTACATTGTGGTATCAGGATGGCGTAGGTGGATGGACTGAGACAATCAATAGCAAGACAATTACAACCACTACTTACGATGACGGTAGCGGGACTCCTGCGACTCTCAATAACAATAAGTATGGTGTGACTTGGTTCTACATAATGAACAACTCCCCTAGTGAGCTTCATGCTGTGATGGGGCAGGTTGAATATGCCAACTTGTCAGACGCTGAGGTTGCCGCACCTCCTACTAATGTTCCGCCTATATTGTCTAGCCTTGGTTCTTTGATAGGATATGTCATATATGAGAAAAGTGCTGTAGCGTTTGACGATGTTAGGTCAGTATTTACTCAGCAATTCACATCTTCTGCTGCGACTGTTCACAATGGATTGTCTGGATTGCAGGGTGGAACAGTTGCAGAGTATTACCATCTTACATCTGCCGAGTACACTGGCACAGGTTCAGGGAGCTTCGTCAGGGATACATCACCAACTTTAACAACACCACAAATATCTGGAACTCTAGGCATCGGTAATACTGCCATATCTTCAATAGGAGTCCGCATATCTTCGTTAGTGTTGCTGTCTGGCGCTGCTGCTCAGTACGGGAATAACAATAACGTTACTTTTGGAAGTGATTGTACAACTGCTGGATATAGCTTCTACGCAAGACCATCCACAACTGCTGCCACATACACAATGGGCAATCTGATTAACTATCGGGCGAATGGATTCATAAAAGGCGCAGGAAGCACAGTAACTACATACACATCGTTTTGGGCTGATGATGAAACTGATGCGGGGACTCACTACGCTTTTTACGGTCAGCAAAGTGCTGTAAACGCCAGTGACAGAAACTGTTACATTACAGGATCAGCTCCAAACTATTTTGCTGCTGCTGTTATGGTTGGAAGCAACACTAATGATGGCGTAAACTTGCTACAAGTAACTGGGTCAATAAAATCTACAACAACTATTGAGACTGGCGGATATATCGTTTCGACTCTTCCTGCTGGGACTCAGGGACAGAGGGCATTTGTTACTGACGCAACTGCACCTACTTGGCTAGCGACGTTAACAGGTGGTGGGGCTGTAGTCTGTCCTGCATTTCATGATGGTGTAAATTGGGTATCTGCATAAGGAGAAGTGAAAATGGCATTAGTAATGTACGAACGACTTGAAAGATATGATCATAAAACTGGAGCTTATAAAGGGTCTCATGTAAAACTGTATGATACTGTTACACAGCGTGAAGGTAGTGCAATGTCTTACGCTACGGCAGAAACATTAGGCTTTACGCAGACTGACATTCTTACGCAAGTGCAGCTTGGAGCCGTAACTGCTGCCGATGAGGTAATGTCTCAGCTTTCGATTGAACAGGCTTCGCACCTGTCAACACAAAAGGCACTACAGGCTGAAATAGATGCGCATACGGCTACTAAATCAGAATTATCTACATTGAAGACTATTGCAAAAATTGCTGGTTTGATATAATTCATATTGACAAATATGAGGTTATTATGGATGCATACGGAAAAGTACCATCTCGCAGAAAAAAGATGACATGGAACAAGACCGCAGAGTAAATGATAGTTGGCATGTGGGAAAGGAAATACCTCTTGCTATGTTGTTCGCTATTGTCATTCAGACATTAGCAGCAGTATGGTGGGCAGCAAGTTTCTCTGCCACAGTTACAACTAAACTGGATGATCTATCTAATCAAGTAGCAGCTTTAACTGCTGATAAATATACGCAAGGGGATGCTGGTCGTGACCAAGCATTAATTAATGAGCGTATTGAAAACATTAAACAAAGAGTGGAGAATTTAGAATGGCAACAAGTACAAAGAAAACAGAAACCAAAGTAGCACAACAACGTAAAATTAATAACGGTAAAGCCATTAGCAAAAATATTATTGATAAAGGCAAGAAGATAAATAAACAAAATAGTTGTAAGAAATGATTACAAAACGTCAATACTTTCTAGATAAGTCCTATCCCATTGAACATGAGGCCAATGCAGATTGGCTTCTTGCTCAAGTTAATTGTTTGCTCCATGAGGCAGCTAATGTTGGAGTATACGATTATGAGATTGATGCAGATACTAATTCTCAAATCAGTGGAAGCAAAAATGGTAGAGGAGACGGTGGATATAGACTACCTGATAGTTCAACAGGTGTCCAACAGTCTTCTCATAAAGAAGGAAAAGGTGTTGATGTATATGACCCAATGAATAAACTAGATGACTGGATTACAGATGATAAACTAGCTAAATATGGTTTATACAGAGAACATCCAGAGTGGACTCCTACATGGTGTCATCTTACAACAAGACCACCTAAATCTAATCGAAGGACATTCATACCATGAAAGTTGTAAAACATTGGATGACAGCTAGAGACAATGAGACTTACAGTTATACCAAATTAGCTTCTGCTGTTGGTGTGGCTGCTCTTGTTTATAATTTTGTTACATCAGGTTCTACAGATTTTCAGGGTTTTGGTACTGCTCTAGGATTGATTATAGCTGCTCATGCTGCTAAACATTATACGGAGAAAGAAGATGTCTGATTATGTGAAACTTGCTGTTGCAGTTCTGTTAGTTTGTACTGGCTGGTTTGGAAGGAGTTGGTATGATGACAGCAGAGAAATTGCTATTAGAAATGCTATTGATGGAGTTAATGTTACAATTGCTTCTTCTATTGCTGGTATCAAAGTAGAAAATAAGACTGTGTACAATAAAACTATTGAACATATGAATACTGAAACTCTCTACAAAGAATGTCAAGCTGACCAAGTAACTATGGATTTAACTAACCAAGCTATACTGGGGAAATGATGGAAATTATTCTTGCTATTGTTATTGGTTTTGGTGGTGGTTGGTTTTTTAAACCCGTAGATAAGGTAGATTGTATCGACCAAACTTTGGTTATTGCTTCCTGTCCTCCTCCTACTAAATTAACTGACCCTTCTTTTGGTGGACATGTTCTGAAACTACAAGAAGTTGCTGGTCAATATAGAGAATGTAGAAAGGCGGTCCTTCCAGATGACGATTAATTTTGAATTGATTTCAGGTGTGATGTGTGGTATTGAGTTCTTTGATGACTCAGAAACAGAATTGTCTGTGGTTATTTTGGACTTATTGATTTTCCGTATTATGATTTTCTATAAATAAAAAAAGCCCCAATGATGATTTCTCAAAGGGGCTAAAATACCACGGCAGGTATTAGGTTACAACAAATTCTGGATGTTCTAATTGTTCTAGAGTTTCTCCAATAAATACTTCCCACAATTTATATCTGTGTCCAGTTCTCTGTGATATGATATTCTTCAAAGTCTTGTAATTGGTACACACGATACGTCTCTGCAGAAATCCTTCTGGTAGACAATGTTTTAAAGTAGTTACATCATTCTTATACAATTCCCACATTTCAATAAATGCTTTCACAATTTGTGGAGGTGTTCCTACTTCAAAGTCTCCTTGAGTTGGAGGACGTTTAGATAGAGTATGCATAGTAGACTCACTTTGCTTTGTTACTCCTGTTCTGTACGTATCAAACTCACTCCAAAAAGCTCTACTTGCTTCCACATCAATCCATACTTGGATTGACTCAAGGAATTTGTTATGTCCCCCATCCATGTGGGCAAGTAGTACAGCTCGTTTATTCCCCTTTTCTTTTTGCCCTTTCCACCAAACTTCTGGTTCTAAAGACCTATCTTTGTAAGAATACGCCATACCACGGATGGCATGGTCGTATCCCGCCTCTTCTAGTACTTTTACATACATGCTTCACATTCCCTGCTGGCATGAACACCAGCCATAGTTGTAATATAGTACAAGCTAATGATTTGTTCATCTTCAAACGCCAGCTTATGAATATGACCAATCCACTCTTCATCCTCATTTGCAGAGAAGAACAGATTCAGAGATTGACTTTGGTCAACATACTTCTGACGTTGAGAAGCTAGACGAATTATAGCCTCTTGGTTGATTTCAAAAGCAGTTTTGAAGATTATCTTTTCTTCTTCTGTCAACCAATCTACACCTTGTACACTACCGAAAGCATCAATTACTTCTTGAAGATGCTTCTTAGTGTGTACACCTTTGTCTTTCATCAATTGAAGAAGAACTGGATTAACTCGTGTTACTTCTCCTCCTGCTGTTAACTGAGTGTACACCATTGCTGGGTCAGGGTTGATACCTTCGCTGACTCCTCCCATGATAAGAGCTGTGGACTTAGTGGGAGCGATAGCTGTACAGTGACTATTTCGATATCCTTCTTCCGCCCATTCTGTCTGTCCGAAGATGGACTGCAGATGCATAGAGGCATCATAGGCTTGTCGTTGAATAGAACTGAATACTTCAGTATTCCATTGGTGAGCGGCAAAGGACTCAAATGCAATTCCATTCTGTTGTAGATAAGTGTGGAAACCACATGCACCAAGACCAAGAGCACGAGACTTCTTAGTAAATTCTACAGCTTTGTGCAGTGCAGGAATTTTCTCAGCCTTCTCAATAAACTCAGAAGCCACACAATCAAGGAAGATTGTAGCCCAGAATACAGCATCAGTATCTTTCCATTCATCCCATTTAGCTAGATTCATAGAAGAAAGAATGCATGTAAATGTGTAGTCTTCACTAGAATGCAGACTGATTTCAGCGCAAAGGTTAGAAGCTTTTACATCCAGTCCAAGGTCTTTGTACGACTGAGGACGAAGGCGGTTAGCTGTGTCTACTTTGAAGTAATATCCACGTCCTGTAACCATCTTAATCTTCAGTGTCTTTTGGTAACGTCGGATTGCTTCAGGTTCTTGTGCTTTTAGTCTAGAGATAAACTCCTCTGTTACAACCCATCCTACATTAGCATCATCAGGCTCAGAAAGAAGATAATCGGCAAGCTCATCAAAGTCACCATGCTCAATTGGTAAATATCCAGCCCATGCTCCACGCCTTGCTGTTCCTTGAGCAACATCCCGCATATCTTGCATGAATCCTTTAAATACTGGGAGAACTCCACTAGCTGTACCTCCAACTGAAATAGGAGTTCCGCGAGGGCGGATATCACCAAGATAACCAGAAGTGCCGAAACCATACTTAGTAAGATTAGCAGTTTCCCTACGAGCACTGTAAAATCCATCAATAGAATCTTCAATATAACCTCCTGAACATGCTACCGGAAGCCCACGATTAGTCCCCATATTAGCAAGGATGGGAGTAGAAGGAGACAACCAACCATACCATAGAAGATTAAAGAACTTACTTTCTGATTCATCGTAGAGCGGCGTGTTTCGTAAATGATTTGCCGCTGTTTGAGCGATTCGTTTGTACTGTCCAAGCGCCGAATCTTCTGTGCCATACAAATATTTTCCTTTGAAAAGTTGCCAGCCTGCCGTAGTAAACCAAGTAGGAACTTTACCATTCTCTTGTAGAGCTTTCCGCTCATCACTTAGTTTTTTATAGAGTGTGTCTGTCATTTTTCTTTTACAAAAATTCCATTAATCATCTTGCCTTTACGGTCTTTGATTTCTTCCCATGCTGAGTCAATACAATACTCAACATTAACTCCATATTGAGATGAAAGAATAGTGAGAACCACAATCATGTCTCCAATTGCATCTTTAATCTCTGGAAGGTTATCTTTTCCAATAGCATTACCTAATTCTCCAAACTCTTCTGCTAGTTTCAAGAATTGTTTTTCTGCGCTAGTACCAGTAATTAAATTACGGTCCATAGCCCATTGGCGAATATCATTAAATCGTGATTGCATTTATGTCCTTATATGTGAAACTTGATTCATCCCATTGACGATGATAACTATTACCTACTCCTGAGAATTGGTCATTGAACATGAATCCATTGATTCCATCATAAAACCATTTAGCAATAGGGTTATATGTTATCTCGAATATTGTAGGTAAACCCAGTTGGATTAAACAGATATTAATACGAGATTGTACAAAGTTCTTCATTTGATGAGCAGTGATTCCCTCAATGTCATCTTTTTCAAATACCATGTCAATGATTCTTTCTTCATGAGCATAGATATTTTTAGCAATTTCTACAATATATTTATACAGATTTTCCAATTCTTCCTCATTTGGTTGGATTTCTAACAAATATTGTTTGAACATTGCTGCACCAGCTTGACTGTGCAGATTCTCATCTCGTACAGAAAAGTTAATTCCTCTTACTACATTAGTTAATTTGTTCTTTCCTGCTGATTGGAAATGTTTTAGGAAAGCAAAGCTACTGTAAAGTACAGCACCTTCAATGAAAGAGAATCCAGCTAGACTCAAAAGGTCGTCAGGATGATTAATGATTTTGTCAATACTTTCCATGCGAGCAGACAGTACATCATCTTTTACATATGAAAGATAGAATTCATCATTATCCAAATGAAGTAATTCGTTCAATTTAGAATAGAAAGGTTTATGAATTGCCAATTCCACCATGCTGAAAGTAGCAGCCATGCGTTGGAATTCTGGACGTTTAAACCTTTGCATAAAGTGATTACCCCAATACTCACTTCCAGCTCGAAGTTCATATAGAGAGAACAACTTCAAAGTAGTTATGACTCCGTGCTTTTCTCCTTCAGTCATATTGACGAGAATGTCTTGGATATCTTTCTCTACTTTGATTTCATCTGCTGTCCAGAATACTTTTAGTTGCTCATCCGCAAAGTTCACAGCCCACGGATAAATCGTTTCTAATGTCTCAACTGTGTCCGTCAGTCTCATTCTTGCGTTCTCTTTCTACAATCATAGCATCTGCAATCTTATAAGCCTTTGCTGCAATTACTTCAGCAGGAACGTTCTTAGTCCAAAAATCATTTGCCAAAATACTTAGTGCTGAAGTAGCGAAAAAATCTCTAACTCCCGGCACACCATTATTTTCAATCTCTGAAATTCGTTGATTCAGATTATTGATAATCTCTTTCAAATGTTCCTCTGCTGTCATGATGGAAGGATAATTTCTTGAGGTGGAGTGATAATCCTTGATTCTTCTTTTGGTTCTTCTGGTCGTTCATAAAGAACAGCAACACCACAACAGAATGCTACTTGCATATCTCCTTGAGCAAGTACATCTACATTGTCTCCTTGGACACCAAAGATTGTACTTACATTGTATGGTGTAAGTTCTGAATTACATTTCGGACATTTCATCTTCTTCAAATTCCTCATTAAATATAGGGTATTTTTCTTCAATCAAATCAGCAAACCGTTCTACTAACATCTCAGAGTCAATGTTCAAACATTCCAGAATGGTTACCTCATCAAATTGTTTTAGCTTCTCCATAATTTCATTCAGTAACAGTGCCATTGTATTTACTTTCTAGTTCAATGATTAGTTCTAATGTATGGATAGCTTTTTGCAAATCCTTAATTCCTGCTTTATTTCTCCATCTTGTGATGTACTTAATTGCATTACTTTCCAAGAAAGGAAGGTTATTAGCAAAAGCATATTCTGCAGGTTGTATTTTTAAATGTTTATAGTGATTGCCGTCAACTTGGACGGCAAGAGCACTTGTTTTACTGGTCCCTTCAGACACTAATATATCTTTCTTTCATTGACAATCCTTCATTTCTAACAGACCTGAACCAAGAACCGCAATCTTTACACTGATAACGTTGATACTTACCAGCTTTAGTAATTGCTGTTCCTCTTCGTTGATGTCTAGTAGAACCACAATGAGGACAACCACAAACAATATCATCGTGAACAGATACATTAGGATGATTAGTAATCCAAGGAAGTAACCTGTCATAGACACGTTCAAGAAGAATAACATCATTGATATTATATTCTTCCATAATTACCCATGCCTCTTGGTCCTTATTCATACAATCAATCCAAAGTTGGTGTCCTTTGTGATGTGTCTTCTGTCCTAGACCAAGTACTTTAGCAATATAGTCTAGTTTGTTACTTGGAAATTTGAATTGTCGTCTTGTTGTTCTTAACAAATCAATTTGTTTCACAGGAGAAGGAGGATTTAATCCAAACATTAGAAACTCTTTGTTTAGTGTAGGCATATCAAACTTACTTCCATTGTAATGCACTACAGCATCTGCTTCGTCAATGAGTTTATGAATAGATTTAATCATCTTCTTAGGCTTGCTACGATAAATAGAATCGAAAAATACTTCGTCTTCTCCATACCATTTAGCTGCCCAGCACATTACATAGCCACTGTCAATAATTTGATTAGTTCCTACATTTTGACCCCACAAACCCCATACATGTACAAGGTTTGGAGCAGTCTCAATGTCTAATAACAATATCTTCATCTAATTCAATTTCCTGTTCTTCTTGAGTAGTGTTGATAGCAATGATACCAGCTTTTAGCAAATCATCTACAGCATAATCTACTAACCAAGCAACTTCCTGATGACTAGCTTCAACATCAAAGGTTACACCATCTTCTGTGGGTTTGACATTCTTAAATTTCATTGTTCTTATTCTCCTTTAGATGAAACTTTTAGCTCATGTAATTCTCTGAGTAATTGTATGAAGTGGTCAGCATCTACAATGGCTAAAGGTTTCTTGTGATTTGCTTTAATGATAAGCAAAGGTTCTGCTGTTCCGTGAGAAGAGGCTTGAGAATAATCCTTATATACTGAATACGTAGCTTTTGATTTGCATTCAATTTGATAGGGAAACTTTTGCCTAGCTGCAGGAGAAAGTTGAATATCTTCCCCTCCTGCTCCCATAGAAGTAGAGCGAACATCATCAAGTTCTAGGTCAGGATTATAGTGTAAGATTTTATCTCTAACCCACTGTTGATGAATTCTCCCTTTATTTTTTGCACTACTAGGTTTCAACTCTGGTTGGCTCCCATGTTAGGTTTAAGTCGAGAGGTGAACTTCCTCCAGTGGATTTGTATTCTCCAGAGGGTTTGTACCATTCACACACCTTCCATCCGTGGATGTCTCCAGAGTACCATACTCCAAAGAATCTTCGTTCTGTCTCTGCGAACACGATTGCACGTTCACCTCTTCTGGTAAAAGTGTCAATCCTAATCGGTGAGAGGAGAAGGTTCCCTGCGGGAAAGGCTTTTGAAGTATCCATAAGCATTCTCCATTCATAAGCATTTCTGCATCGTTTCCATAAGCTTCACGAACTACTCGGAACCACTCTTCTTCAGTAAAATCTTCTGCAGTATTGAGAATACGTTCAGCTTTCTTTTCACCAATACCATCAATTCCTTTGATGTTATCAGCTTTGTCTCCCATTAGTAATTGTTTATAGAAGAAATACAAACCTTCATATTCATTTACTTCTTTAAATTCCCTTTTAACAAAATTGTAGTGTTTCCCCGGGATTTGGAGGAGGTCTTTGTCGATAGAGACAATAATACAATTGGGAGTATTGCGAGAATCAATCCCGATAGCATCGTCTGCCTCTATAGTTGTTGATATAGAAGCTCCGTGTACAGCAACTAGATACTCACGCAACTTCTCATAATGCACCGGCCTTGGTGCTTTTCGATTTCCTTTATATTCTGGATAGACCTGTTTCCTGAAAGCAGTGGTGTCATTTGATGCAGTAAGATAGATTTGGAATTCCGTTGCTTGAACTGCTTCAAGGATGTCTTTAAGTAACTCATCCATTCTCCATGCTGCAATGTTGAAATCCACATCTTCCGTTGTGAATCCTATCCGATATACTAGTATATCTCCGTCGATGAGGGCTAGCATTATTTGTCCTCATACTTACTACCAGCTCCACAACAACCAAGAGTCCAAGTAGGACATTCACATTGTTTAGTATCAGTTCTTGGATGACCTCGTTCATGAACAGAACTACCACTTAACCCATCTAGTGAATGGTCAGCATATAAAGAGTCTTCATTTACCTTTACTTTATTACCAAAGATACGGTCATATCCTTCAGAGTAAGCTTTACTCGTACCAACTTTAGTTTGGAGTTTATCTCCTGTGATATCGTTACGAGACATATTACAATCCCAGTTTAGCAAATTGTTTTCGAAGCCAGTAAAGACTTAGAAAGAGTCCCATTAAGATGGGAAGTACAATATAATCTAGGAATAGTTCACCCATTCCTCGTGATTTCTGTTCCATGAATTCCTTTCGTATTTGGTCTCCCTTAGTTGAGTCGAACAACTAACCTACTCCTTAGAAGGGAGTTGCTCTATCCAATTGAGCTAAAGGGAGATGGAGCGGGATAGGAGAATCGAACTCCTTCTAATTGCTTGGAAGGCAACTGCTCTACCAAATAAGCTAATCCCGCAATGTGGCTGGATAGATAGGACTTGAACCTATGACCAACGGATTAACAGTCCGCTGCTCTACCTACTGAGCTACTATCCAATTGAAATAGGAAGTACGGATTCGAACCGTATTGCCAATGAAGGAATCGAACCTTCGACCGTATCCAGCCCCACTTCCAGCGGCCTTCCTATTAACTGTTAAGTAGACCTAGTACTAAGACTAGGCCCACACATGCTATCCCAATATCAATATGGGATATCGTCAGGGAAGTCATCATCTGCTACCTCTGGAGCAGAGTTTTTAGCTGCTGCTGGAGGAGTAGTGTCAAGTACATACGATTCAAATGTACGAGCAGTTTGAATCACACTTTCAGCAGAAGCTTTCTTATCACTTGTTGCAGCAGCCAAAGCAACTGCATTAGCTAGTGAAGATTGTCGAACAATCATTACTTGTTTTTCTGCTCGTTCTTCTTTTGTTTCCCAGTTGCTTCCTGTCGATTTAGTAGCACCCCCTCCTGTAGAGGCTGTCGATGGAGTGGTATTTTGTGGAGCTGCTCCTGAAGTGTCGATTGCTTGCCATTGCCAGAAAGATTGTCCTTGGTTGTTTGGAGCAGACTTTTCTTGTGTGATTGTTACAGATTGCCCTGCACTCAAATTTTGCAGAGACTTAAATACTGTAGGATTCACGAAATCCATAATCTTCTTACCTTCTACTTTACCATCTTTCTTGAAAACTACTTCAATAAATTGATAAGATTTACCACCTTTGGTGGGGACTGTTTGTGGTGTTCCTACGGAGATAATATCTACTTGGATTTGCATATGTTTTGTTACCTTTCTCGTTGTTTGTTTCTTTTAATTTATTTGTTTCTATGTATATATTGTAGCATGTATTTTTACTTCTGTCAAATTTTTAACCACATTTCATATTAACTTCCTCCATGTTTTTCCAGTCATTACCAATTTGAATTTCTCCACGATAAGGAAGATTAAAATCTTGTTTCCATAGACGTTTAAAATTCATAGGAACATCTTCGAATACAGAAGCAATAATGTCACACACCCATTGTACTTTATGGTCAGGACAATCAATCAAAATGGAATCGTGTACACTGTTAATCATAAGTATCTCATTGTCATGTTTGATACGATTGTATAAAGATACTCTTGTTAAAGCCATTAAATCAGCTTCTAGTCCTTGCACAACATAGTTCTTAATAGTAGTAACAGGCCAGACTAGTTCACCTTTCTTATTTTTTACCATAGAGAATGCCCACTTACGTCCAGTAGGAATAGATAATTCTCTAGTAGTTGTGGCAGTTTTAATTAATTGTTCATGCCACGCGTGTACTCCTTTATATTTTTTATAGAAGCGTTCAATTACTAATTCCCAGTCAGAAATAGAAAATCCACATTCATCAAAATCTGGGTCCATAGCAAACCCCGGGGCACTTCCTCCAAAAATAATACGAAAAAGGAAGATTTTAGCAAAGAGACGAGAAGGTAATCCAAATACCTTTTGGTTATCTGTATGAAGGTCGAAACCTTCTTCAATCTCTTTGATACCTACTGGGTCTTGAGACAGATATACAGCAGCTGTCCAATCAAGATGTTTTGCATCAACGTTTACTAATATTGTTATCTCCTTTAATGATGACTCTCTACTACAGATTCTAATACACGATGACTTGATTTCATAATATCATACTTTCTTTTCAAAGTATCATAATGTTCAACAAGTACGTGCCCCGCAAACAGCTCGGCACGGACTGAACCATCTAGGTAATTTACGAGAGCTTCCCGTCCTACTGCTTGGAGAGCCTCCTTGATTGCTTTCTTTGCTTCCCATAAGATTCGTTCTTGACATTCTGTCATTGAAATTCCTTTCTGATTTCTTCAAAAGCGATAGGAGTATAGTTAATGTTTTCTACACTGACATTAAAGTATCGGCTATCTTTTAGATTTTCATCATGAAGATGTCCGTGAATATTACCTTTCCACCTCTCTATACTATTCGGATGTATAGGAATATGAGATAAGACCAATCTATCCAACACATGATAAGCTCTAATATCTTTAAAGCATTTTAAATATTGAGATGCTTTTAACTCATCATGGTTTCCTTTAATTAAAACTTTTTCTCCGTTCAGTCTTGAGAAGATAGAATCCATCTGAGTTATATTAAAGAATCCTACATCCCCTAAATGATAAACTTTATCAACTGGTCGAACTACACTGTTCCAGTTACTAATCAACCATTCATCATGCTCCTCAATGGAATCGAAATATGGCCTAAGTCGTTCTCCATTTTTTCTTCCAAACTTTAGAATGTTTGCATGTCTAAAGTGAGTGTCGGATATTAAAAAAATATTTGCCATTAATAATCCTCTTCTTCAGTTGTATTGTATCCTAATTTCTCCAAAATTTCTTGATAAATTTGGTCCCTAGACCAATTAGAACCTCCACAACAATGTGCGATAGGAATATTAGAAAGTAAAACTTTATTATCTAATGTAACTGTAGCTCCTTCTGCGTAAGAGGGTCCACACGTTTCACAATCATTGTTATCGTATAACCATTTAATATGAAGTTTTTTCATCAGTACCTAGTAACAAATAAGTCTGCAATCTTCTTATCGAAGTTTTGCATATTTGGTTGACTGCTAGATAAACGACCAGTGATAGCTACACATTGATTCAATTGACCATGAATTATATTCTCTTCCCAGTCTTTGTTTAGAATCAGTTTAGGAATTCCATGTAGGTAAGTTCCTCTTCGTTTTTCTAGTTCAGCTTGTTTCAGGATAAGTTCAACTAGTCGTTTAGCTTTTCCTCTTGGTCGAATAGATTTAAGAGTTGGTTCGTTTGTAGCGTAGTATCCTTCCTTTTTCAACTCTGAGCCTTTTAAAGGTGTGACTAATCGAGGCATCTCTTTCTGTACTATGATGTTCCTTGTTTTCTCTTTTGTTCGACCATCTTTGTATGTAAAAATGTAAGTTTCTTTGTCTGGATATTTTAAAATTCCTCCATAAAGAGCAGCACTAACATGGTCACCAGAACCCGGTGAGAATTGAGGACAATCAAGAATCTGTATCATCTCTTCATTGATAATGTCCAGTTCGCGCTGAATGTCATCTCCTAATTTAATAGAAGTTTCAGTGTCATATTTCATTCCATTTTGTTCAATCTCTACTAACGCTAGTAGGTCTTGGTTACATAAAGAGATTAAGATTTGTTGTTGAGGAGTAATCCTTTCTTTTTGTTTCATAAATAAATCATAAGTCTGTTCCACATCTTGACATAGATAATCTCGTAGAATTTGTTCTGGAATATCAGGAGTATCAATTCCATTATCCCAATATTCTGTTTTAACTACATCGAGCTTACCTTCCAATCCGTAACTGATAGCAGTATTATGGAGAGAAGGGTAAGGAATAGACTGATTCGATAACACAAATTCGACCACTTGGGCATCATAAACCCTTTTGTTAGAGAATGATAGGCCATAACGTATAAGCCAGTGTAAGTCGAACTTAGTATTAAAACCCACCAAGCAATCGTGCGCATCAATTAATTCCTGTATTTTAGTTAAGGATTCTCCATATGGATAGTTCCCATATTCGATAGGGAAATCATAATAAATTCCATCGTGAGTGAGCATACCAACATAACATAGCCGATTTCTTTGAGAAAAAGGATTACCTTTTTCGTATGTTGTAGTTTCTACATCAAAGATTAGATATTTCATTCCATTAATTAGTACACCTCATATAAAATGTAATTGAATAAATCAATTCGTTGTTGTTTCTCACGAAGATTTAATTTCTTAGCTACTTGAGTAGCTTCATAAAATAGAGTGTAATAATGTAAATTATGAGTGATTATGTAATTAATGAT